CTTTTTGCAAGTCGGTCTGTACAGATGGATCTTTATTTCCATCAACGTTTTCTTGGTCATTTTGTTGATCGTTTGATTGATCTTGATTTTCAGCCATTTTATTTTCCTTTGAGTACAACTCAATTATTGCAAGTATACAATACTTACACAATATATTCATTCATGAACTTAAATTCATATTATTGAACAAAATTCACACCTGGGTTAATTTAACGGGTTGGGATTAACCAACACCATACCAACCGTAATCATTCTTAAAGCCCTTAGGGATATCTTTTAAAATATCTTTGTCAGTCAATATATCAGATTCTTTTAATAATTTTCCACCAACTCGAGACTTACCAGCAATTGGTATTAAACCAATATCGATAGCTTCTGTCAGATATTTTTCATATAAGTCTTTAGGTAAACCTCGAGCACGCATCTCATCTAAAGTACCAACAATAACATTTTTCTTTAACATGTCAGCATAAATGCCTCTAAGAGCATATCTCCCTTTTAGCATATCTGCAGTATTTGCAAAGAAAGCATCATGAACTGTAGAAGTAGGTATATTGTTTTCTTGACCCCATAAATGATATCTCTTTACAATTACAGCATCATTTGAGTGATTACCATTAACTGCAAAAGCTGTTCTAGCCCTTGTTGGATCAGCAATGTCATTTATTTTACCAGACTTATTAATAACTTGATCCCACCATGTTGCTTCTGTTTTTTGAGGAACTTGTAAGACGTTAGTAAACCAATTACCATCTTTATCTTTATATCTTAGACGTTCTTCAAATGTTTGAGTGAAGTTTTGTTCAATAATCTTTCCATCAAAGTTAGCCCATGGAATATTAGTCCAACTTTTTGGTAGTTTATTTGCATAAAAAATTTCTAATTCGTTTATTGTTTTAAGTCCAAGAAAATCAACCTTAAGATACTTAGCACCTGTTCTTCTATTTTCTGGGGTATTAATTCCATTTACAATTTGATCAAGTGTTCCATTAGGAACCCAAGCACCGAATCTTTTTAAAATCTTTTCAGAAACTGGTTCACCAGCTTTTATACCCAGAATACGACTAACAGAGTCTGGAAGGACATAACCCTTCTTTTTATTTCCTCTTAAAGTTATCTTAACAATACTTTTCCAATCAAAGTTACTGTCAGATGGTTTAGCATTAGTCAGGAAATCTTCTGCTAATCTTCCAAAGTATTTTGTAAAGTCTTTTAAAATAGGAACTTGTTCACGTAATTGTTCACTCATAATTTGAGCAATTATCTTAAAGTCATTTGGTGTAACTACTTTATCATAAGATCTAGACATCTTTTCAACAAAGTCTCTTGTCTTAGAATCTAAAAAATAAAGTTGTTCTAATATTTCATCACCAGGATCCATACCTTTGTTAAAGATATCTTTTACGTTTTCTCTTAAGACTCTCAGTTCATTAGCTGTTTCTAAGTCAAACTTTTCATATCTTGCTATTCTAGCAGAAATCTCATTTAACACTACATCTCGTTCACCAGCTTTAACAACAAGTGTATTTGTTTGTTTATCTAAAACTTTTGCAAGTTTTCCTTCAACACTCAAAATACCTGTCTTTTCACCAGCACCGTAAAGTGTAACCATGTTTTGTGCTTTAGCTGCTTTTCTTAAATCTTTTTCAGTTAAGTTTAATTTCTTATTAAGCTCTCTAAACGCAGGATCATTATAAGTTGAAGCTGCAATTTCGTCATATAGTCTTCTTTTCTGAGTAGTTGGAACTACATTACTTAGTTCAGCAAGTTGTTTATTTTTAGTAGTTAATGCAATAATCTGAGCACCAGAAGAGGAGGCATCTTGTTCAAGTGCTAATGCAGTTTTATAATCTGAAAGTTTTAATAGAGACTTTTGAGAATAATTTCCTTCTAGATAATTATCTATCTTTGCAGTTTCAATTGCAAATCTAAAGAATTTACCAAGTTCCTCTCCATCAACTAAACTTACAAGATCAGATTGAAGTATAAATCTAATATCATTAGGTTTCTTCCTTAACATTGCATTACCTATTTCGACTAACTGAGGACGCCACTTATCAGCTATCTTCTGTCTGCCTGTAATAGATAATGAATTATATTTACCTTCTAGAGTATCATTTAATCCACCTAAGAAAGCACCTGTCTGATCTTTGAAGTTTTCAAACCCATCTACACCTAAATTTTTAGCTTCTGCTGTATTTAAGAACGGTCGAAAGGTCTCACCAGATTGTGGACCAATTAAACCTCTATCGTAGATACGAGCACGATGGTCTAAAAACGGATGATTACTAAAAGCACGATCATCTTTTCTAAGCCATTCCATTGCTTTAAATCTTTCATATGCATCACCTCTAGATGCAATATATTTACGATATTCATTTAAATCGTTATATAACTTTGCTTTACCGCGATCGTCTTCAAAATATAATAACTTATCAATAAAATCATAGAAGTCTTGATCCACTTTATATTTAGATTTAGACGCCCAATTTAAAGCTCTTACCATTTCTTTATCAACAAGTTCAGTTGGAAAGTCTCCAAAACTAGATGTAGACGTTATTGGTATTCTACTATCTTCAAAGCCCAATATACCACGATCTATAAAGTAAGTTTTGTAACCTTCTCTAAACACAAGTCTATTCTTATCATCTGTCACACTAACACGTAAACCTAAATCTACTTTCCTAGTCAATTGTGCATATTCTTGAATTCTAGGATCAGTTACTCTAATATTGTAAGAAAGTGTATCATAGTACGGTCCAAAGTATTGACCGCTTAATCTACTTTTCATTCTTCTTTTTTGAACGCCAAAAGTTTCAACTTCGAAGAATTTACTTACATTTTTAGATTCGAGTAGTTTATTACCTAAAGTAAACCATTCATTTCTTGATCCATTCAAGTTAGATAGATTGTAAAGATCTCTACCTAATGCAACAACAAACTGATCTTTATCTGGTGTGTCAGCTAGACTTAATCTATTTGCAAATCTTAAATAAAATTGTTGTAAATCTCTATCAGAGATTCTACTACGAAGCAATAAAGGAATTTTGTAATCAAATACATTTCGTAACTCTAAAGCAATTTTAGGTGCTACAGTATCTTCCCATTTGTTTCTAGCAATAATATTTTTAATAAAGTTATCATGTAAATCATCTAATTGAACAGCACCAAGTACTGGATCCAAATAATTGTCTTGTAGTAACTTCTTTAAAACATCTGAATCTTTTCTAATTTGTGTTTCAATAGCATCAGAAACGTTCATCACATCAAATTTAATTTGTCCTTGAGCTACTGCCTTAAAATTAGTCCATATATCTTTGTTTTCTCTCTGTCTTCCAAAGATAATTCTCAAGTTATCTGCAATAACTGCTCGCTCATTGACACTCATTCTGTCGGCTAAGTCATCAACAAATTTTGTAATAAATTCTTTATCTCTATCTAATAATCTTTCACTATCATTTATTAGCCTAATATTATTAGCTAATACAGATGTATTTGGTTGATAAATACGAATATCTTCATATCTACCAGTTATAGGGTTAAATTTTAATTGATCTTCTCTAGGTGGAGATGCTAAGACTCTATTTTTAGCACTTCTTTTTGTTTGAAGTAACATACCTCTATAATTAGTAAGAGATAAAATACCATCTAACTCTCCAGCTTGTAATTGATAATAATCAAATAAAACTTTACGTAATTTAGGATCATTGATAACATCATCTGGTGTATTAATACCAAGTTGCATAGCATCTAATTTAGCTTTAGCATTGGCAAACTTTTGAGTGTCATTTGGTAATGTGTATCCAGAATCTGTTAATGCTCTCAATTCATTTATTCCAATTGAGTTGCCTTCTGGATTAGTAAATCGATTTAAGGTAACTTGACCTGTTCTAAATAAATCTACTTTTTGATAGTCTCCAAGATGTCTTAATTGTACATCTTTATTTTGCCTTAATAACCAATCATTATAACCTTCACGCATTGGTGTTTGACCATCATAAAAAGCCAACTGATCATCCGACAACTTTTCTATGTTTCTTCGTCTTACCTGAGCAACACCCTCAAGCTTTGAAATATCATCCCAAGATTTAAAAACTGGAACTGTTGTAGAACGACAATTAAAGTGGGCAGGAGGCAAGTGCGAGGTGTCCCCAATGGGGTAGATAGTCCCGTCTCT